GTTGTTTCTGGATCAACAGGTGTTTTTTCCTGTCTGCCATGACAAACCTTCCTTTGGTTTCAATGATAATGCCATTAGGAAGAACAAAGTCTGGTGTGTAAGTGTGAACACTTTCTGGAATGATATACTTGATCTTTGTCGTCTCATACTCAGCTTCTACACCAGACTCTTTAAGCTGTTCTGCAACTTTGACTTCTAGTCCAGATCGGAAACCTAGCTTTTTGGAGTTTTTTGAAGTCTTAAAGGACATTGTACTGCATCAATTCTTTCTGCCATTTCTTTTGTACACTTTTTTACTGCATGGCTACCATGATTTCTTGCAATATTTGTCGAGTCCGCAGAAGCAAAAGGCCACCGTTTACCAGCAATTTTAAGACCTCGCATCATATGTATCCAAGGTCTTGTGTTTGTCTTTTCAATAAGTTCCCAAGCCTCATCAGCCCTATCTTGCCATTCTGGGGAATTGACTTTCCAATATTTTCCAGATGAACCGAAAGCAACTCTTGGGTAGGTGTTGACAAGTTCCTCCAACCAATCCAAAGGCAAGTCCATGTGCCACACAGCACAAGATAGGTGGAGTGGATAAGGCCAACCTTTTATGTAGTCTTTTTGTTGCTCAATCGTTCCTCCAATGACATCTGGAATAACAGCCCAATGAGGTCCATATAAACGAGCATCTAGCCACCTTATGTAGCCATCTTTATCAAAGGGCTTACCTTTAGTATAAGAGGTGAAAGCACCATTATCCCACATAATACTTTGTGCGTGTTTGATACACCAATTAGCATCATAGGGATGTGCATAAGAGACACAAAAGTGCCTCCCACGCAGTTTTTCAAGGTGTGGGTCACGTTTTGTAATTGGTGTCCCATGATAGTGAATCATGCTTCAACCACAACCCTTACACCGGAGTGCCACCCAACTGTAATAACCTTTGCACACAAGTCTCTAGACAAGTCTTCTGTTAGAGCCTCTTGAAACATAAACAAGTCTTCATACTTTTTTGTGACAATTAAGATTTCTTCTACGGAAATACCTTTGTCAGAAAAAATTTGACATTCATAGACATCAGGCTTGAAGTCAATAGGGCAGTTACTCTTAATGTTAAGAGTGTAATTCACATTCATAGTTTGACACCCTTTTTACCCTTAAAGTAAAGGCATGTTGCAACTGCAACACTTGCATAGAGTTTTGCAATCACAGTTCCAAGAACCAACTCTACAGAACCGAAAGCAAGAAACACAAACAGCAAACTGTCTACGAAAGAACCAACAACACCTGAAACCATCACAGCGATGTGTTTACCTTTTTCCCTAAGAGGGGTGTATACACCAAGGTCAAACAACTCTGCAACAACAAAAGCTACGGCAGATGCGATAGCAATGAATGGCGAAGATGTTAGAAGTGACAGAACACCGCCAACTAGGACAGCCGCAATAGACCATTTCCAGTTAGTAAGTTCTTGCAGCCAATCTCTGAGAACAAGTGCAAGCCCAATGAACAAGACGCCGCTGGGTGCCATAAGACCAAATCCAACAGGGATAAGACATGGACCGTCTGGAATACAGGTTGTACCAATATTGCTAATAAACCAATTAGCGAGAGGAATAGTCAAAGAGAACAGAAAGAAAGCCAAGTATTTAAGCATTAGGGGGTTCCCACATTTGATTTTCGTGTCGTCTTAGCCACAGCAACCTTCCATTCATTACAGCACGATCAATATCACCTTCATAGGCTTCAAGACATCGTTCCCAAAGTTCTTTCTCAGTCGTGGCACCATCAAGGATTTTCTCTGCTTTCACAGGTCCAACTTTATAGATGCCATGAATGTTATCTACACGATCACCAACAAGCAATTGAGTGTAGAAGAACCTCAAACCATTCCAGTGGTCAATCCTATCCCACACATCCTTAACAGGATTGTAGTTAATAGATGGAACCTGTTTGAAGTCTTTGTCAATGGAAACGATGATAGCATCTGGATAATGCTTTGTTGCCATAATTGCAATAGCATCATCTGCTTCCTCTCCATCTGTCAAGATAGCACCATGTTTATCCATGATATGCGATCTGGCAAAGTCTAGGAAAGTAGGCTTTTCTTTAGGCCGTTGAGCCTTGTAGTCTTTACAGACATCGTATCGGAAGTTATTCTTTCCAGTCAAATAGGAATGATACTCTAAATCATCATCACCAAATTCGTAAACGACACTCTCAATGATCTGTTGATAGAGTTCATCAATCTTATCAACAACACCATCAAGAGTGTCACCTTTAGAGAACACTGCCCGATAGGCCAACGGATCGGCATCAATCAGGACTTTGTAGGTCATTAGGCAGATGCTTCCGAGAAGATTTCCCAAATCTCAGCGGCATCAACCCTAAACTCCAACTCAATCAGTTGAAGCAACAGACCCTTAGTCATAAGAAACACAATCGTTTCTTTAGAATAGGACATAGCCTTTTCAAAATACAGGTCCACGTCCTGAATTTCATGCAGTTCCTTGATTGCTTGTGCCACTTCTTTTGCAACAAGTTCGCCGTTGATGATGATATTCATTTGTTGTCCATCATTCCAAAGATTGTGGGGAAAGCAGGCGAAAGTGCCGACTTAATTTCTCGTGCCAACAGGACATGCTCCCATTGGGTAACACCGGGATCGTCACGAACATCAAGGTAATGAAGCCATGACCGAAGCGTTCCATTAACATACAAGCGGCTCATGGTCAACCCTTCGGGAAGGATAACCCTTGCACACTCTTTGGCTACACCATCTTGTCGAAGATACTCGTAAATATCTTTAGTACCTTGGATTAGTGCGGAAATGCCATCTGCAAACCGTTCCTTGGATACGTCGTCATAATCATCAACACTATTCTGACGGTTCTTGTCATCTTGCCTACGGACGTCACGATCCGTAAACTCGATTTCATCAGAGTAGCGTTGACTAAACTCTTGGATACCACCTTGGTCTTGGTCGAACCCAACTTCTTCTTTCATAACACCGTCATGTTCAATTACGAACAAACTGCCATGCCGTGTGAATTGCCGTGTGATGTCCCGTGGTGCTTCAATCTCGACAACAGCGTTGACCATTTGAAAGATGGACCAGTGTTTGTTCCTGATACAATAGTCAAACAGTCGGGTAACTGCGGGGTTGTCTTGATTAGAGGGGTTGGAAACCCTAGCGCAATATGCAACTAGGGCTTCCGGTGTAGAAGCAGGAACGGCAAGAGTTGGTTGCGTAAGTGCTACCAGCTTTGCAGTTACTTTCAAAGAGTAATCTCCAATTTGTCGCCTTCATAGAGGATACGTTCAGCATCCTCCCGCCAGATGAAATAGCTTTCATCATCTGCTTCATAGTTACCTCGCCAACCGTTAATCACGACTGGTCCAGCTTGCCTAACCTTTGACCTTGGGAACAACACCAAAGCACCGTTGGAGTGGATGAACCCAACTTCTTTCGCGTCAGGCGACTGATCGACAAACTTGATATACATGTTCTATCCTTACAGAGTTGAGATTTCTTCGCCATCGTCTTTAACGAGAACGACTTGTTTCACATAGGGATAACCAGCAGCATGAAGGAAAGTGTAGATGATTTCAGCAACATCACCGAGATAATCTACATTGTTCTGTTCGACAGTCACAACCTTGCCAGTATAACCGCAAGTAGCTTGCAATGAAATTTCCATTATGCGTCTTCTCCTTCTTCTTCACGAACATACGGGACATGGTTAAGGATTTTCACCTTGGTCAGCGAAGTGCGGCTCACCATCTTGCCATCCTGGCCGGGGAACGTAGTAATCAGGTTGGTAACTTCAGCAATAGTGCCGTTACCAATCAGACCATCAACTTCCACATCCCACTTCTTACCGTTGGGACCAACTACCTTTGGCGCACCACCAGCCTGCGGGATTTCCTTACCATCTTTGGCTTTAACCAAATGGCGACGTTCAAACTTGATGGCAATCTCACCATCCATCAAACGCTTCTGGACGGGCTTCTTTTGAGTGCCAGCCTTTTTCAGCTTCTCAAACTCGTCCTTGCTAAGAACCTGAGTGACGATGTAGGCACCTTCGGTTTCTTCGTAGATACCTTCGTAACCAGACAGGTCACGATTTTCCTCGAAGATTTTGGCCCATTCAATCGGACCCTTGGTAGTGACTTCTTTGTAGGTTGCTTTAGCCATGATTTCCTCGTTTTGTCGGGAGAGTGTAGTTAAGTGTATTGTTGGTTTTTGTCAAGACATCTGACAAAATAATTGGTAGTAAA